AAGCGAACACTCACACCAGCAACATCTGAACCCGAATAAGTATTCGTTATAGTGAACTGTTTCCAAGCAGTAGCATTAGCAGCAGTAGCAGCAGCAAAAGCGTTACTTTGCAGAATGTTGCCACCCTGATCTAGCAGAGCAACAGTGCCACCAACACCACCTTGAGCTGAAAGCAAAGCACTGCCCTTCAACCAAACAGAGAAAGCATAAGGATAAGAAGCGACAGAATAAGGATTATATTTAGGGGGGTTTATCTCCCAAAAATACATTTCATATCGGTTAAAAATAGTATTTACTGAAGCCCAGTTAGGTGTCCCACCATAGAGAGAAGTCACAGTTGAACTTCTTCCACCCATCATCCAACCATCAGAACCATAAGGCGCATAAGTGTTAGTTCCACCATTCCAAATAGGAAGAGTAGCGGTAGCAGTGCCAGGATAAACAATCAAATTATTGCGGACAGTATTAGTCCACGACAAGTTAGCGAAACTACGATCCTTCATAACCATTACAGCTGAAGCATTAGCAAATAAGTCGGCAGGCTCAGAGCGAGCAACATTCTGCAAATAACTGAGCACATTATCGCCAGCATTATGTGAATCTGCACCCAAAACAGTTTTACCGAAAGTTACAAGCGAATACTCTGAAGCACCAAAACTATTAGCGTTTAGAATGTCTTTGACTCTTGAGCCTGTATCTTGAACTACACCTTCAGTTCCAGCAGCAAACTTAGCGTTAGAAGCCTTAAACATTTCATCTAAAGCAGTGACAGTAGCGTTCCCATCAAAACCTGCTTCCCCATAAGTGAAATCCCATGACTGAATAAAACCAGTAAAAACTCTTATACCGTTAGCAGAAACACGAATCTTGCCACCTGGTTGAACCATCGTATAACCGCCAGTCGTATACCAGAGGATAGAGCTAGTGTTTAGGGGGTCAAAAGTTCTATCGTTATTAGTAAAAGTTATTGATAGCGTTCCAGCCGAATAGTCATCTAACTGTCGTGAAATACCTTTAGAGATTGTGACATTTCCTGCATAAGATGAAACATCAACATAACTGCTAGATCCAAAACTTATTTCAATCAGATAAGTGGGCAAAGCCATTAGTGCCCACCATAATGTTGAACGGCAGTGCCTTTAGGGATACCCCAAGCAGAAGGAATAGCACCATTAGTTTTCACATACTTAGAAACAGCATCAACAACTGCTTTAGGGTCAGCATTAGTCGCATTAACAGTAATGTAAGTAGTAAAAGCATTTGCCTTAGTTTTAGCAAACATGAACCCATTCGGATTAGAAGAAGGCCCAAGACCAACAATTTCTTGTCCAGGCACACCAACATAATTACCTGAACTGTCATAACCATTCTTATCAACAAAAATACCATTCACAGCCTTCGGCATAAACTTCGATGGTTTCAAAGCTGTCTGAGCCGCATCAGCTAATTCTTGACGACGCTTAGGATCTTGAAATGCCCTATCAATAGAATCAAATACTTCAGCTCCAATAATCAAAGGAATAGACCACATCAATGCGACACCAAGAAGTTTGTTTTTAGTCGTAAGTTTTGAAAAGAATCCCTCTCTACCAGCACCACCAGCCGCATTTCCTGCTCCAATCAAAGTCATAGCTTTGACTAGGTTTGCAATACTTTGACCCGCATTAGCGAGCATCATAATTCCCTTTAAAGCAATCAAAGCAGGCAATGCTTTAACTAGAGCACCAGCAACATTTGCGAAACCCTTCATCGCATCACCATTACCAAATAAAGCAAAGAAATCCTTTACTTGTTTAAAAGCACTCTTGACCGCGTTCTTAATATCCACAAACATCTTGCCTGGTTTAGTTTTAGGATTAGACAACTGTTCAAAGAACTTACCGACAGTTTCAACAATTCCCCCAGGCTTAGTCATCTCAGTAACAAAATCAACAATCAAAGGCAAAACAACAGCCCCAAGTTTTTCTTTTAGAATGTCAATACTGTTATTGAACTTCATAAACGGGTCTGCCTGCTGTGTTGCTGCACCCTCAACTTCAGTTTTCAAATCGCCAAACAAATCTTTAGACTTCTTCAACTCAGGGAACATCTTAATCAAAGAAGTAGTATTACCATTAAACGCTTTAGCCAGAGCGGAAGCCACAGAATCCAAAGGCTTACCCGAAACAGTTGCAGCATCCAAAGACAACTTCAACAGATCCTGAGCCTTACTAGTGTCCTTAGTTGCTCTCGCCAGCTTACCGAAACTCGGTCTCAAATCATCGTCAAGAATACCTGTTTGTAGAGATAGTTTCTCAACAAACTTGTCGGCCTGCTTAATCTGTGTTTTAGTTGCTTTAGCGTTCTTCTCCAACTGAGTATTCAACAACAAAGTGGACTTAGCATCAGCAGAAGCAGCCTTCGCAGACTCTAAAAGCAAATCAGTGACTTGACTTACACCAATACCAATACCAATAGCACCGATAGCATGCTTTAAACCGCTAAAAGAATGTTTAGCCTTCTTAATACCTGAATCATCAAACTTAGATAATAGTTTTACTATTACAGACATTAGTTGAGTTTCCTGTTCACTTTAGAGGCATAGCGTTCAATAACTAATTTTACTTCACGCTCAGCATTAGGCAACGAATCCTCAACCTGCGGATAAATAAAATTATTGAGATTACGCTCTCTAAGTTTACGAACCATAACTTGCCCTTGAGAAGTCACCCTATGTTTCCTAGTGCCATCCTTATAGGCGTATTCACTAGTGACAGTGCGAGCTTTACGAAAACCACCCTTACCTGCAACATCAGCGATAGCAGTCATCGGTGAAGTAATCCAAATCGCAACCAAAGGCGTTACAGCTCTAACCCTTGAGCGACCAGTCCTAAATCTGATAGACACAGCATTAGCAGGCTTACCCTTACCCCAACCAACACGACCATTATTATTCATACCTGATAGCGGGGCAACAGTAGGGATAGCAGACTTTATTGATGAGGCAATAGGTTTAGCAACATCCTTAGAATCTTTAACAAGCTGTTTCTTCATGCCAGGCTGAAGAGCCTCAAGATCTTTGATTAGACCCTTGACATCAAAAACGACATCGCTACTCATTACCGCCCCTTTGACTTCTGAGAGCAAACAACATAGTATTCAACATCCGATCTGATTCTTGAAGCAAAACTGACGGAGCAATACCAGTAGCAACAGCAAGATTCGCAATCAACCAATGATGAGAATCAATACCTAAACTACTTATTCTTTTGGGTCTGCAACCTGCACATCGCTGATAGTGTCAATCCAGCCTTCAAAAGTATCGCTAGTTTTCTTGAGTCTAACCACAGTCAGCCAAGCCAAATAAAGCAGGTGAGTGACCTTCTCAAGTTTGTCTATCCCCAAGTCAAAATAAGTTTCCCATTTGACAATATCGCCGGCAGCAGTTTTGACTTCATAAGAAGTTCCATCAACAAAATTGATTGTAAGAGTTATCTGATTCATACAATCACTCTAACCTAAAAGTCAGACTTAAGCGGTAGCGCGTGAAACAGTTCCGCTTGTCGGCCAAGTAACTGAGAAGGTAGCCAAATCACCAATCTGACCTGAAACAGGAGTCAAATCTGTGACCAAAGCAACCGCAGTATAGGCAGGGTTCGATGAGCTCACAGCAGTAGAAGTTGGCTTGATAACTACAGTTGCTTGAGCGCCTAGCAGAGGCCACAAAGTAGCATCCACAGTAGAAGCAGCATAATCCTGATTGAACTGCAAAGTAACAGAACCTTCTTTCAAACCTGCAACGCGAGTAACCCAAGTTGAACCAAAAGAAGTAGTAGTGATGTCGTTAGCAGAAGTCTTCAACTCAACCTGAGTCAGGTAAGAAGCCAAAGCAGTTGATCCGTTGATGCTAACGCTAAAGTCTGTTGCGACAAAGATAGCCATTTATTTTCCTTAACTAGCGAATACTTGAACCGAGAACTCGGCACTGTAATAGTCTACACCTTGGAGAGAAATAGCACCTATCGCCGATGTTTCAGCAACAAACACATCAAAAGCATAACCACCCAAAGACCTATCAAACTCAATAGCGTATTTGATAGAACCCTTACCTGGAGCAATCAAAACATCCATAGCCTTCTGCGCTGTCCTCTCAGAAACCCTACCTAAAACAACTGTGACCTTAAAAGTGTATTCAGCCATAGAACGATTGTTTTGTTTATTGAAAGCAACCTTGTCAATCGCAATCATAGCCATCGGAGGATTCACTAGATCAGGCAAAGTTTCAACAACCCGCAACCCTGCAACAGTTTTCAGATTATTGGCTAAAGCAGACCTAAGATCACTTATCGCCATTACGCACCAGTTCTCAAAAGCCTAAACGGATTGATTAGCTGTGCCACATCCCCATCAATGTTTGAACCAACACGCATAATCCCCATGTCAGAAACACCTGCAACACCAAGAGGAGACTCTAAACGCTTGAAGAGTCTTGAAGCCTGAATGATACAAGCAAACTTCACAGGCTCAGGCACAGAAGGCCAACCCCAAGTTCCTGTAACCTTTACAAGGTTAGATTCCTGCCATGTAGGGAAGAAATAGTTATACACCGCGATAAGCCCTGTAATAGGTTGATAAGCACCATTCGCATAAGTATTAGCAGGAATAGTCTGAAAGTCAGTGCTAGACCAAATCTGATTATAGGTAATCGGATTGCTCTGAGCTGTGCGAACCTCAGTAATACTTTGACAATCATCAATCCAACAGTTATAGGCATCAGTAGCCTTAAAATAGCGAACCTCACCTGCGCCAGTTGAATAAAAGTAGCGGTTACAGTATTGGTCAATCATGCGAGAAGCAGCGTTAATGCTGTTCTCAATCAAAGCATCATCCAAAGTATCTGTGACCCTGAGTGCCGCCTTCACATCCGCTAAAGTGCAATAGCCGTTAGTTATAGCCAAAATAAACTCCTAAAGTCAATCTCTAGTTTACTCTGCCAGCAGTAATACGGGCTTTCAAGTCAGTAGTCGAAATGCCTGGAGTGTAAGGAACATAGACAAGCTGAATCTCACGCTCATCTAACCATTCCCTTGTGAACTGCATTTGTGCATAATAATCTTTGCGAGCCCAATCATCACCAATAACAACATAGTCAGGCGAAACCAGTTCAATGCTCGGCTTCGAATCAGCCCCACCAATGTTTGCGACAACCTGATCCACAAACCTGCAACCAAGCAAAACTTCTTTACGCTCATCAAAAGACATGATAGGCAATTTGCCTTTATACGCCTGAATGAAGGCATCAGTGTTCAAAGCAACAACAACCTCACCATCATCGCCCGCAATCTTCCTACAAGCCTTCAGGAAGCGCACATGAGCCGAATGAAACAAATCAAAAGTTCCACCCGTATAAACAATCATTCCCACGAATTATCCCGCCTAATCTGTAACGACCATGCACCCTCAGACAAATCATTCTCAGCAATCTTCTGCTGAAATAATTTACTATTACGCTGAAAAGTAACATCATTCTGCGAATGAAACCCAGAGTT